TCGTAATATAAAGCCAAAACAGAACTATCGGCCTCAAGGTCGGAAGTTATCTAACACATGAATAGCTAAGGGTTTTGGCGCCTAATTTAGGCAAAAGTCAGGGCATATCCCACCGGCAAGATGGGATACCCGAACTGTAGGTCATCACGGGCAGCCAGATACTCTGGAAAATCATCACTCGGAGTAATGCCGCTGGTCGTACAAACGACCAGCATACCATTACTTGGATATAACAATTGAGTATACGGGTACTCGATCAACTGCGGAAAAGTCAACCGAACCATTCCATCTTCTGGAGACACATAACGCGTTCCTGAATTAAGAGATTCGTTGACGAAAACCTTCCAACTTGTTCGAGTGTCTGCATCACTGGCAAATCGATACTTAAATCCTCCTGAACGGAAGAGAAAAGCAGATCGCCATGATCCAAAATGGGTGCTACGGAAGCTTTGATAAGCAGCTCCAGCAACGCCGCGTCGATCAAGATCAGCCCAGTCCCATCCAACGATCATCTCGCCAGGAATGAAATTGAGCTGACTGTATCTCTTACAGATATCAGTAATAGGCCCAAGCATTTCTGCAGTAGAAAAGCCCCTGTCGATGTCATAATGACAATTTTCACCGATAGGGGGAAAAGTTTTCTGAAAAAGAGATCCGGGTGCAGCTTGCATCTCCTCGAATCCCTCCAGATCCTTTTCTTTTTGTTTTTGTTTAAAATTTATCTTCCTCGCTTGAACAACCGAGGCACTTTCGTTACTCCAGAACGCGGCAGGCACCGGGACCGGGTAAGCGAACTGAGCGTCATCGCCACCAGCAACCCAGGCCAGACAATAAATTGTTGGATCCTGGACCGTGTCAGTAGTAGCTATGACGGAGTCGATAAACAACCTGAAATACGGAATATAATCAGGTGCTGAGCCACCTCCTTGAGACCACCATCTGGTATTCAAGTAAGGCAGGGTAATACTATCGACAGTATCACCCTTCACGTTAATAACGTGGGAAATGCCATTTGTATAATCAGTCGGCCACACAGGCTCAATTCCTTGAGCATATGAACCATACTGAAGAACAAAACGCGCAGAAATGAAAGACGAGGTGAAAAATTGCAACAATAATTTCACTGATCCCCTAAACTGCGCGGCTGAGAGAACTGAAAAGTCTAACGGAATCTTCATAGTCGAATCATCCGGATGTCCTTGAATCAATTGAACGGTCCAGGGTGAACTAGTCGACGTAAAAACTTGAACTGCAGATCGCAGCGCAGGTATACGCGAATAGTCAGAGACTGTCCAGTTCTTACTCATAGGCATCCTCCCATGACCTGGATCAACGTAACGGCTTTTATAGACTCCAACAGAAACATTAGAGTCAGGTATATCACAGTTAAACATGTCAATCGATGGTTCAATTATGACTGGAGTTTGGGGCACTTCACGGTCGGGCTTGTCAAACAACAAACCCAAAGCCATAGCGTTAGACCCCCAATTCTCAGTCACAAATGAAGACAACGACGACACGGACTGTATGGCATCGCCTATAGTTACACTAGAAATTGCTTCTATGGCGGCATCAACTGACGAACTCCCAGAAGCGGGGTCATCAGCCGGATGTGAACGTTTCGACTTCGAAGGAAACTTGACTTTTGGCATAGGACCATTTGATGATTGAACCTCATCAGTTGATCCAGCCCCGGTTGGATAAGACAAATGAATGTCTGTAAACCGGGCCCACATTTGCATGGTTATGGCATCGGGCATGTTTTCATTCGCTCTTGTTAAGGGAGCGAGAACATCGATTGAAAAGTACGTTGGTTTAGTACCATCGGAAACAACCTTCCAGGCATCTGGCCAGGTATATTCCCAGGTCTTAATAACCGACTCAGCACTAGAGGCAGATATAATGGTAGGATCAAGAACTGATCTCTCATCAAGTCTGTCGCCAGTACCGGCCGGAAACAACGTGAGCATGAGTGCTCCGTAATAGAACTGATTTGTATTCAGGCGAAAAGTAATCTCGATATTAGACCGGTAAAACTGAAACTGACTAAGAACTTGAGCGTTCCTAGTTACAGCCTTCAGAGCCGCATCAATATCAACGAGATACTTCTGTAAGCCCACGGCAAGATTTGGAGTTGAAGCCAAATCTGACGTGGCCCACGTCTGATCATAAATCAGTGCTATACGCTCCAACAATCTAGTATTCTCGAAATGGCCGACAGCGTGAGCATTAGACGCATACCCTGAGGTAGCTTGCTCACCTGTCATACCAATATCTCCGAAACTAAGAGTTGGAGTCTGATACAAGGTCGTATCAACGGCAGACGTTAAATTTTGGGGGCTGTCTGCTTGTACCCCGTTTTGAGCTTCTGTTTGTGTTGCAATCACATATAAACTAGCGTGCCCCGTGATTATAGGGAAGGCCATTGCTGATTAACGATTCAGCACCGTACTTATTGGGCGTAGGAAAGTAAAAACCTATCTGAATTTCTAGAGAACAGATTTATCTCTAGGGAATTAAGTCTCCGTGACGTTGGGGTGTTTACGTCTCCCCAGACGGGTGTTTAGCGCCAACCACGGCGGGGACTTTACATATAGTCGTTGGCTCTAAAAGCCAACATAGC